GATAAATTTAGGAGCAATTATCTAATCATTGATCTAAATAGGTCAGTGATTAAAAGAGTAGATAAGAAACAATTTACTGAAAATCCTAATCCAGTAGTAAAATTTAGAAATTTCAAAATTAAATTAAGTACAGGATCTAAATTACAATTTAAATCCGTGTACCCAGTGTTGGTGTCTATGTCAAGTTATTCCGAAGAGGGACTTTTAAGTGCTTTAAGTGGTACTTATAAGCTAACTAAACTATTCGGCAATATTACTCATAAATTAGTAACTGGACAAACTGATGTAGATACTACCGCGTTATTGCTAGACACAACATCTTTGATGTTGCAACACGGAACAGCTACTTTTAATAGCTGGACTCCTTCTTATTTTGTAGGATTTATTGCAAGAGTATATTCTATTTTAATTAGAGGGAAACAGCAATGGCAAGATTTTAATTCTGAAAGTTTAGATGGTATTTTAATGATGTCCGGAGCAATAGGGCTTCCGGAGTCTTTCTTCTCGGTTTTGAAGAAATTAAATATGATTACCAACAGGAAAATAGGAGATCACCCAGGATTGTTTTTAGATTGCATAGAAGGTATTTCGAGTTACCTTAGCACTATAATCTCAAAAATGACTTGGTTACCAAATATCGTTTTGCAAGGGCTTAGTAGAATATTTTCTTTTGGAGCTATTCAAACTTTATTATTCCAAATGAAATCTACGATTGAATTATGGAAGAAAGATAAAAGAGTGATGTTAGATTGCGATTTTAGAAAGAAAGTAGCTGAATTGAAAAAGAAAATAGATGAACATCCTGACGCAAAAGAACATATTGGTAGAATTATTTTATTAAAAGAAAATTACACTAATTTAGAGAGAATGGTTAAAAGCGCTCAAGCTTATGAAAACTGTTCAAGACAAGAACCTGTATGTGTAGTTTTGGAAGGTCCACCTGGAGTTAGAAAATCAATTGCAATGGCCCATTTAGTTAAGTTATTAAATAGAAGTGCTTACACGCATATAGTGAAGGCTACTCAAGATGGTAAGGACCATTACGATTCTTATAACAATGAAGAAGTTTTCATCATGGATGATGTAGGACAACAAGGTGTATCACAGTGGAGAACAATTATTAATATGGTTTCATCAATTAAAATGCCTTTGGAATGCGCTGCTGTAGAATTGAAAGACACAAAATATTTTGATAGTAAGATTATAATAGTTACAACCAACAATTTTTCAAATTTAGGGAATTCATTAACTAAGAGTGATGGTATTTCAGATATCAAAGCTTTATGGAGAAGAGCACATGTTTTTAGTTTTACAGACGTTAGGTCAGTTACATATAAGAGATTTGATATAACCACGGATAGATGGACTAATGAAACAGTTCATGGAGGATCCATTAAACATAGTAAGTTAGGAACCACTTTAGAGATAGCGACTTGGATGACAGCACACGTAGAATTATTAGAAAATTATTATTTTAACATATCAGAAAATATTTTATTGAGTGCGTCGCAAATAGAAATAGCTAGAGATGAAATAGATGCG